AGCTTGTGAAATCAAATAACACACATACAAATATTGATAAGTCAAACAAGGGGGAAGTGATTCCCCCTTTTGACTTTTATATTGAAGATGGAAAATATGTGTTCACAGAACATTATCATTTGAAGAGGGGTAGTTGTTGTGGGAACGGTTGTAAACATTGTCCATATTTTCCTGCTCACAAAAAAGGAAATACAACTATATTTATTAACAATGGCTAATGGTATTACATATGGTTTAAATTTTCCATTTAGAGATTCTCTAAGAGGGGATTACCTACAATTAACTGAACTTGAATCTCAGGAGATAAAGGCTGACTTAGTACATCTCTTATTGACAAGAAAAGGTTCAAGGTATTTTTTACCAGGTTTTGGTACAAGACTATACGAATTTCTTTTTGAACCATTTGACGGTTTAACTTTTAATGCAATTGAATCTGACATTAGAGATGCAATCCAAAATTTTATGCCAAATTTGTTGGTGAATAATTTAACCATAACACCAGCCGACCCACAAGAAGAAGTTGATATAGCAACAGGACAAAATTTAGTGGGTAGTAGTGAATCATCAATTTATAGATTTCCTGGTAAAGGAACTGCAGAATACACAGCAAAAATAAGAATAGATTACTCAACAAACAATTCAACGTTTGCTCAAAGTGATTTTGTGATTATCAATATTTAATATAGATGGCAAATAATAGAATATCATACACAACCAGAGATTATCAGGCAATTAGAACTGAACTCTTAAACTATGTAAAAACTTATTATCCTGAATTAATTCAAGATTTTAACGACGCATCAGTATTCTCTGTGTTTATTGATTTAAATGCTGCGGTTGCGGATAACTTGAATTATAATATTGATAGAAGTATTCAAGAAACCGTTTTACAATATGCACAACAAAGGTCATCAATTTATAACATTGCCAGAACATATGGTTTAAAATTGCCGGGTCAAAGACCATCTGTGTCTTTAGTTGATTTTTCAATTACAGTTCCTGCTTTTGGTGATAAAGAAGATGAAAGATATCTTGGTACATTATCAAGAGGTTCTCAAGTTGTCGGTGCCGGTGTTGTTTTTGAAAACGTATATGACATTGATTTTGCATCACCTTACAATTCACAAGGTTTCCCAAACAGATTAAAAATACCAAACTTCAATGCTAATAATGTATTGGTTAATTATACAATAACAAAAAGAGAAATTGTTGTTAACGGTATTACAAAAGTATTCAAACGAGTAATAAATGCAAGTGACGTAAGACCATTCTTTGAATTGTTTTTACCTGAAAAAAATGTTTTAGGGGTTACAAGTGTTTTATTAAAAAATGGTACCGAATATACAAATACACCAACTACTGCGGAATTTTTAGGTTTAGAAAATAGATGGTATGAAGTTGACGCTTTGGCGGAAGACAGAGTGTTTGTTGAGGACCCAACTAAAGTGTCCGACCAACCTGGTATTAAAGTTGGTAAGTACATTCAAACACAAAACAGATTCATTACAGAATACACTCCTGAAGGATTTAAGAAAATGACATTTGGTGGTGGTACCAACACTGCTCAAGACCAATTGAATCAATTTACAACTTTAGGTACTACTTTAGAATTACAAAAATATTCAAACAACTTTTCATTAGGTTCAACACTAACACCAAACTCAACATTGTTTATTCAATATAGAGTTGGGGGTGGATTGGCGACAAACTTGGGTACAAACGTAATCAATCAAATTGGTACGGTATCTTTCTTTGTTAATGGTCCATCTGAGACTACAAACTCTGCGGTTGTCAACTCTTTAAGATGTGTGAACGTAACCGCCGCTGTAGGTGGAGCGGGAATACCATCATTAGAAGAAATAAGAAACTACGTTTCATTTAACTTCTCAGCGCAAAAAAGAGCGGTAACCGTACAAGACTATGAATCTTTGATTAGAAATATGCCAGCTCAATTTGGTGCACCTGCAAAAGTTTCAATTACAGAAAATGACAACAAGATTTTAATTCAAATATTATCTTATGACACATCAGGTAAATTAACAAACATTGTTTCAAATACTTTAAGACAGAACATAGCAAATTATTTGTCAAATTACAGGATGATGAATGACTATATTTCAATCTTTAGTGCTGAGGTAATTGATTTAAGTGTTGATGTTGCAATTGTACTTGATTCGGCACAAAATTCAGGACAAGTAATTTCAAGTGTGGTTGATAAGATTTCTGAATATTTTAATCCACAAGTAAGACAATTAGGTCAAAATGTTTACCTGTCTGAAATTAGAAGTATTATACAAAATACAAATGGAGTTTTAACAGTTGCAAGTATAGACGTGTTCAACGAAGTTGGGGGACAATATTCTTCTGCAGAAACATCAATGATTTATTCTGACCCTGAAACAAAACTTATTGGACCTGTAGACGATACAATATTTGCACAACCTTCTCAAGTTTATCAAATTAGATATCCAAACAAAGACATCAGAGTGTCTGTGAAAAATTTCCAATCTATTACTTTTACATAACAAGTTTATTTATTTCTTCTTTAACTTATTATTTAGTTGTGTGGGCTTACATTAAAAATTCCACATAAACTATTTATTAATTAAAGAAATTGATGGGTCAATCGTATAGAATAAGGACTGAATTAGGGATTAACAAAACAATCAATGTTCAATTAGACCAAGAGTTTGAATTTTTAGAAATACTTTCACTAAAGATTCAACAGGAGGACATATACAACAGAAGTTGTGCGGATTACGGTTTAATTGTTGGGAGAGTTACTGCTAATAACGGTTTTGGTATACCTAATGCTCGAGTATCAATTTTTATTCCTATAGATTCAATTGATGAATCCAACCCAATAATATCAAGCATTTATCCATATAAATCACCTACGGATATAAATGAGGATGGATATCGATATAATTTACTACCTTACGAAAAATCATATTCAACACACGCAGCAACTGGTACCTTACCAAGTCGATTAGATGTTTTAACTGGTTCAACCGCAATCGAAATTTATGACAAGTATTATAAGTTTACCGCAAAAACAAATATAAGTGGTGACTACATGATTATGGGTGTACCTGTGGGTCAACAAGACCTTGTGATGGATGTGGACTTATCGGATATTGGTGAGTTTTCATTAACACCGCAAGATTTAATAAGAATGGGATTGGCAACCGAATCTCAAGTTGCGGGTAATAGGTTCAAAACATCAAACGATTTAAATTCTTTACCACAAATTATTAATATTGTTAAAAATATTGAGGTTTCGCCATTATGGGGTGAACCTGATTTATGTCAAATAGCCGTTAACAGACTTGATTTTGATTTAAGAGAAACCGCAAACGTTGATATCCAACCTACGGCAACTTTTATGGGTTCTATTTTTAGTTCACCCGATTCAATGAGAGTTAGACCTATGTATAGTATACCAATAATTGGTACTATAGGAGGAAGACCAAAAGACAATTTAGGAAATTTATGTGGATTGATTTCAGGACCTGGTCAAATTATTGCAATAAGACAAACAATTAATCAAGATAGTGACGGAAACCCAGTATTAGAAACATATCAATTAGAACAAGCGGGTAACATTATTGACGGGGATGGTACATGGTTAACGGAATTACCAATGAATTTGGAATATTATACAACAAATGAATTTGGTGAAAATGTAATATCTAATGACCCGGCAATTGGAATACCAACAAAAGGAAAATATAGATTCAAAGTTAAATGGCAACAAGCAAGTGATTTAAGTCAACAAGTAAGAAGACCATATTTTTTGGTTCCAAACGTAAAAGAGTATGGGTGGAACGCGTCTAACTCTGACCCTTATTTGTATGGTAGTGCAATGAATAAAGAAAAATTACAAAGTTCGTATTATTTTGGTTTGGCTTGGAGTGGATATACTAATGGATTTAGTAAAACTTCAGGAAATGAATATTATGATAGAATAAATGAAATTGTAAATTGTGAGGATACTTTTTATCAGTTTCATTACAATAGGGTTTATACTGTCGCACAATTAATTGATGAATATAAAAAAGGTGGTAGAGCAAGATTTATTGGTATTAAAGAAATAGATAGTAATGATTGTGACACAACAGTTAATAAATTTCCCGTAAACGAGGGATTTAAAAATTTTGATTTATTATATTTTCTTTTTTCATTCATATTACAGATAATTCAATTAATCGGTGTTCCTTTAATTTATATTATTCGATTTGTATTGTACTTGTATTATACAGTTTTAACTTTTTTCTGTAATCTTTGTGATGCTGAAATTTTAGGGAGAAAAAGATTGAAATGGATTTGTGAAGGATTAAACATTCAATGTCCTGTTGACACATCTACAGTTAATATGTCATTACCCATGTTAACTTATCCCGAATGTAGTACCTGCGAATGTAAAACAACTGTAACCACACAACAAACTCAACAAGTACAACAACCAGCACAGGTATTACCAAATGGAAGTTTGAGTTATTTTTCATCACCAGCCTTATATGAAACGGCATTCCAATATCATTATAGTCCACAAGGTCAACAAGGTAATGATTTAGTTGCGATATCTTCGGCGTCAGCACAAGCTATGGGTGGTAATTCAGATTTAGTATTTTTAGCCGACCCAACAAGATATAAAATTTCTGTTTCTGATGTTGTAACAATGACAAGTCCACCAACATTTAATAACCTTGGGGCTATTTCACAAAACCTACCATTAGGGGAAAGAATTAATATTTTTAACCAAAGAAATAATTTCTTTACAGGATTAAACAAAATAAAAGTTTGTTTTTCTAGTGATGTAAATGGAGGTATAACTGGAAGTAAATTCCACTATGATAATACTATTACAGTTGTTTCAAACAGTTCATACGCATCAGGACAACTTTTAAGTTTTGTTTCAACTCAAAACAGTTCAGATTTAAATTACAAATACAGTGCGGTCACTTTGAATGGTAACATATACGGTGTAAGTGGTACATCATATAATAGTAGCTCAAGTCCAACTACGGTGAATGTTTCTTATGCCACAGGTCAATATGTTAACTCAACACCTGTGACTTATAATTTAGCTTATGGTTCTGACATAACAACCAATAGTTTTGCTGCCGACGTTGAATATTTCCAAGTTTTAACCGCAATTACAATATCTCAATTACAATCTATTTGGAATACTGGTACAACACAATCTTTCCCAAATGTTTTGAATCAACCATCAGTGATTCAGACTTGGGACCTTGATAATCAAACTCCATATCAATCAGAGTCTTTTAATCCGTTAGAATATTTTGAAGGTTATACTGACTTGTATGTTTTAATACTACAAAGAGGGGTTGACCCATACTCGCCAAAATACATGAATGAATATGGTATTGGAAAACTTTTAGGTTTAGCAAATGAAGAAGATTTTATAATTAATGTTGAAACTAGATTGAACATACCAATTCAAGCATTAAGCGGAACATACCCAATAACAGTACAATCATTTTCCAATCAAGATGAAATTTATTATCAGTCATATTTCTTTAGACCTGGTATTGTTGGTAGTACAACTTATGGTTTTGAATACACTGCATATACTACAAATCAATTGGGTTATTATGGTTCATTAGACGCGACAAACTACAACCCAACATACATGGGACTTTTAGGTGATACAGTTGTTAGTAAAACTTCTAATGGTTTTTATTTGACAACTCCAAATAGTGCTACTTACGATTCAAGTGAAGATGTTTCTGGTTTAGGAATTATGAATATGGGTATCCCACCAGTCACAACACCTGTTGCAACAATTAATTATCCATATCCATCTTTTGATACATATTATTATACAAAGGCATTTGGTCCGACTTTTACGCTTACAATTAGTAACCCTGTTAAAAATATTATGAGAACAGACAGGTTACCAACTTCAGATGTTCTTGATGGTGATTGGACTGTTAACCCAAGTATATTACAACAAAACCTACAATTTACAATATACCTTGTTGGTGATTCGGGAACTTCTACATCAACAACACCTTATGGTGGAGGTGCTAATCAAGTAAGCCCTGATATTGGAGGATTACCAGGTTCAATTGGTGTTTTAGAAAGTTTCAGTTGTGAAAAAATGGTTTCATTAAAATGTTACCAAGGATTTGGTACCAACTTTCAAGTCAACCAAACCTGTGCATATTTAGACCCTGTTGAAAGGGGTTGTTATATTTTATTTAGAAATCCTTTGGATTTAAGTTTAATAAATGAAGATTTAGAAACATGGGCAGAGTGGGGATTTAGATTTAGATTTATGTATGCACTTTGTAGAGGTGTGTTATCTCAAACTTTTACAAACAATTGGATTAATGGTACGTTGTTTGCATTTCCTGTTCAGGTAAATGTTTTTTATGACCAACAAAATAAACCGTTACCACCAGATGTTCCCTATGAACTTGTTTATTTTGATGCTGATACAACAAATTTTTATTTCAGAAGTAGTCCGTATAGTGATATTACTAACAAGTTTATTGGTAGAACCACAGACGACACAGCGGTTAACGAAAGAAATTTGATGTTTCCAACAACATTGATTGATATGGGTTATAAAGATTATTTTTATTCAGAGATAACATTCGACCCGGCAACAAATGCGTATGTGATTCCAAGTATTAATCCAACAAGTTATGGTGACACATCAGACCTTGTAAATTTATTTGTTATATCAAGAATAACAGACACAAAATTTTTGGACAATATTATTAACGCAGGAAACAACTCACCACAAACATTATTTTCAAGACCTGATGGTAATACAGGTCCGTTTACTTGGTTCAATCCAAAATCGAGAGTTGATGGTGATTTTGCTCAGTTATGTTCAATCAATAGTGAAATAGGTAATGTAAATTTTTCACCAGAATATTATGAAACAAAACCTGTGAATTCACCAACTAATATTTTAGGTTCTCCTGGTGACCCAATCATGGCAGTTTGGTTTTCATCTACAACACAAGATTTACAAACTAAAGATTATTTAACACCGGGTAGAATTAATTTTAGAACGGCAAATAATGCGGGATATTTTCCTTTTCCATTTGGTATTAAATCTCAAGTTGTTCCGCATTATCAGTGGAGATTGGAAAATACTGATACAATATTTGGTAATCAATTAAACACTTGGGCTACAGGTGAAACTGATATTGTTCAAAGTAAACCATATCAATCTTTAGATAGAACTTACTTAGGAACTCCAAGTTATTTCAGACCATTAACATCAAGCGTAAGTGATTTATACGCTAGAGGTTATATTTTTAGTGTGGATGCTAATGGTGTTTATTCTCAAATTGGTGCATCAAGTCAACAATTTATTGTTGGGGCTCCGTTCCATTTTTATTTTGGAATTAACAAAGGTAATAGTGCCTTAGATAAATTTAAAACAAAATACTCAGTCCTTGAATAAGTATACAATTATACCGAGTAATTTAGAATACAAGTCGGCACCTGCGCTTGACCAAAAGATTTCTATTTCATTAGAACAACAAAGTCAAGAAATTACAGAGTACGATAGAAGTCAAAGTATAAGTTTGGCTCAAATCTATGATGATGAAAGACAATCGTCTACAACATTCAGACCAACATTTAAGTTGAATTATCTGTATACCAACGCTTACAGTGGCACAACTAGTTATGTACCATTTAGGGATACCTTATATTATGTTGACCCAATTAACTCTATGTCAACAAATGTTTGGAGAGGACTTCCACAATATTACGAATTTGATTTTTTTAGACCTGACGTTTCTGACCAACATATAACTTATAGGGCTAAAAGTGCGTATACCTATAATTGGACATACTACATGACTTATCCGTATAAAAATGATTATGACAAACAATTATTCTTTAATTTAAATAATGTTAATTTTTATTGGAAAGCTTCAGAAGGGATTGCCTTTTCAATTAACAACTCAAGTCAAAACGGAAATTTGTTAATATCGTTTCAATGTGTTGCACCACACGGTTTGACGCCTGGTGAATATGTTGAATTATCTTTTAGTTATAACAATACAAATATATTTGAAGTTTATTCTTTAGGAAATGATAAGTTAGATAGTGATGAATACGTGTTTAACATTTTCAATGTTGGATACACTGGTGCAACATTTGCCAATAATAAAGTTGGTACATTTAAAAGAATTGCAAATCCTGAAAACTTAGAAGAAACCAAGTCAAAATATTATGTTAGAGTACACAAAGTTTTAACAAACGTTAATGATTGTATTATGACAAAAAATGCGTTTGAAAAAAACGTGTTTAGTGAAGAAAGAAAATTAGAATATAGTTCAATTACGCCAAATCAAGTTACAAGAATTTCACAAAAGACAAGTAGTAACTCTTATAATGTGACGGTAAATTATGATTTAGAACTTGGAGGTGTTTTAGATAATCAAAAGAGACCCATAAGTGAATTATTTCTTACCATAATTAATAAAGGATATACGGGATACTTTAACCAACCAAATAATGGTGTTGGATTAAAACAAGGTTGGGAGTTTAACCTTACCTCAAAAACAAATGTTTGGTGGAGTAATGGTAATACTTATTCTAACTCAAACATTGCTGTCTCATCATATACTCTTACTAATGGTGCAACAAAAACATTCTATTATAATCAAGACTTGATGTCGGGTGATACAATTGATGGTGATTTTTGTGAATGGAATGACTATGAACAAGTTGAAAGAGTGGTTTCACCATTTTATCATAAGTTGAGATTTAATCAAAATGTATTTCAAACAACCACAACACCTACAACAAATGCTCCTGGTTATTATTATAAACCTCACAGTTCTATGACGTTAAGAGTATTTTCTGATTACGTTGAGACAGGTGACCTTCAAACCATAGACGCTGTTCCAAACTACGCATACTATTCAAAAACTGACCAACAATTCAGATGGAGAGACATATACACTTATGGGTTTAAAGATAACTTAGAAAGAGGTGTTGATTATCCGTTTTTGAACACAGCCCAGTACCCATTCCAAAATGTTGAATTTAGATTGGTACCTGAAGGTATAAACTATAACACTCTTGGTGTTAATTTCCCTTACAAACCATTGATAGATGAGTGTGAATAATATTCAAATAAGAAAAGACGGATTTACCGATAAAGGACTTACAATTCCAATACAATTAACTTGGGATTATATGGGTATTGGTGAAAGCATCGATGTTTATGAAAGTCAAATCATTACTGAAGTGATTGGTGTTGGTAGAGATTTTGAAGTTACAAGATTTGTTCATGCGCCTTTCGTTAATGAGATTTCACCATTTATATTTGGTGGAGGAATTAAAGGAACAAACTATACTTCAAATCCTGTCATAAAAGAAACTACAGACATTCAATATGAATTTAATTTTTATTCAGGAGGTTCTTTAAGTGCCTCAACTAATTGGAAATGTAATTATCAAATGGAAGGATTCACAACCGAAGAAATTTATTATTATACTAACAATTTTACAAACTCATTTTTTAAATTGGATTTATATGATAATGTAGATGATAAAAGACAAACCAATTACATTACAATTATAATACCTACACAACAAGGATTGAAAATGGATGCAATTATGCAAAGAACACCAGTTTCAATTAAGAAACCATATTTTGTTTTGGATTATGTTGGGGATAAAGAAGGGTTTTTTATTTATTGGTTAAAGAAAAGAACATTCTTAGATATTAGTACGTTCTACATGACCGCAAAATTTTATGATGCAAAACATGGATATTTCACAAAAATGATGAACATGCCTCAATCATCGATTTCAGGTGGAACATACAATACTTTTGATTCGTCACAGTATTTTTATTATAGGGTTAAGTTGGACTATGAGAAACACGAATACCAAGTGTTTAACATGAATCCAAACCAACACATTTACGATAATTTTAATCAAAGAGCAGGGGCAACAGTACCCATAAAATGGTATGAATATGTTAATCCATAATGGAAGATTTTTATAATATAGTAATATCACCTGAAACAATTAGTGGTGATTTATTCACGGTTAATTTAAAAGGTCAAAATGTTAATTCAACATATACAGGATTAACTGTTGGTGTGTATTCTGCAATGACACAAGTATTGACATCAGGACCTGGTGGAAGTTCACTATTGACAGGTTTAACCATACCAATATTGATTAGACAGAGTGCAAATGATGCAGGATACTATACTCCGTTTGATGGTGCTGTTTTACAAAAAGATGTGGTGGCAAACTTTATCTTTTCATCTACGACTACAAACCCATATACCTATAATGTTTATAACACATCAAGTGAGTTTCAAAAATTTCTTGATTTATCTTCATATAAAATTAATTGGGGGGACGGCTCACCAAAACAAATAATTACAGGTTACACACCAAATTCAATAACTCATACATATCCTACGGCAAATAAACAATACACAATTACATTAGAACAAAACAATCCGTGGGGAATTACAAAAGTTTCAAAAACAATTACAACCCCATATGTTGAAGTTGTTCCAAACAATCCAAATGGTGAGGCGTTTTTTATTCCTGCTGGTGGTAATTGGATTGATACACCAATAAGTTACGATTACATCTTTTCGGGGGATGCGGTTAATGAAGTATCGGCACAAACTTCAAACAACTTTACATCTGTACCATTTACAGTATCGGGATTATCAACTTCAAGAATATCAGAATTGGCATTATATGGTAATCCAAAGTATCAAGTTGGAGTACCTGTGATAAGAAATGGTCAAATATGGGGTGCGATTAGTGACATGAATACCGATTACACCGCATACACAATAAACTTGGTGGATTACTATGACTATAGTGATGGTACAACAATTTTCTTTATGCAATCATCAGGATTTACACAAGAAAATTTAACTCAAGAACCAATCACAAAAGATGAAGTTTTCCTCAAAGTTGTTGACCAAGCACAAGTACAAACCACTGTTTTTGTTGAGAGGGGTAAAAACTCTGCATATGAAAGAGTACAACGATTAGGAGAGGTAGATAATCTTGGTGACTTGATTAATTACGGATATGGATTTTTTAATGTTGAAAAAAAGAACTAAACTATTTATAAGATAAAAAGAAACTATGGCAATCGGTTCATACGGCACAATACGACCAAGTGATGTTTCACCTGAAGACGTACAAATAATAATGAATTACACACCATCAAGAGATGTTACTAACGATTTTACGTTAACTGAACTTGATGCTCAAACAATTTTAAAACCTTATTTTAACAATTCACAAACAGGTGGAAACGCAGGAGTTGAAGTATTGGGTGGATTATACAATTTAACTTTACCAGCACAACAATTTAATGCTTTAGGATTTTATACTTTATACTTAAGACCCGCACAAATCAGAACTAAGATTACCGATTGTGGTGTTTTAACTGCCCTGCCAAACGTAAAAGGTATTGTTATTGATATTTCAAACGTGCCAGCACAATATCAAAACAAATTTGTACCTCAAGGACTTGTTGGATTTAGAATTGAATATTTAAACGCAGACGGTTCTAAAATACCAAACTTCTTTAGAGTTGTAACATCATCTTTCTTTTGTGAACCAGTTGTAACAAATCAAGTTAACACAACTCAAAAATCTATTAGATATAGATATGTTGATGGAAATTCGAATTTGATATTCTTAACACTATCTCCATCATCTTCACCAACAAACAAACCAAATGCAACTCCATTTATTGGACAGCCAAATCAAAACATTATTATTTCTAACACGTATTTTAATCCAGTTACTTTAGAAATTGAAATGGTTGAATACGATATTTCATCTCTTGCGATTGCTCTTTATGGTAATCAAACTAAATCTATGGATGATGGTATCTACACAATTTACGATACACAAAATAATATCTACAGACAATACAACTTGTATGAAATCAGAGACCAATTCAACGCATTGTTGTATGAGGTTAGACAAAGTAGAGGTAATAATATTGATTTTAGTAAAAACTTCACAACGATAACAACTTAATGGCAGTTCAATTAAAAAATACCAAGTATTTTTACCCACCAACACCTGGTAGTGGAACGGGTACACCCTTCGATAACATTGTAGGATTACAAACAGTTGAGGGTGGTGGACTTACGCAAGGTAATTTTGAATTTACGTCGGGTGTTACAGAAAAAGTTAATAGAAAATTTAATGTAGGTGCGTTTTCCGAGCCAATATCTTTAGATATGTTGGGTGTGGATAATTTGGCTGAAAGCAGAAGAATATTGGCAACACAGTTTAGAGTGTATCCAAACTATGACATCTCTCAAGTTCTTAATTTTTCTATGTATGGGTCTTTATCAAAAAGATTCCAAGTATCTATTACACAAATTATCAATTATTTCCCGGCATCATTAGATGTTGTTTTCAGCAATAATGATTATACAACAGGTGCAACAGCATACGATATAAGTTATGACCAACAAACTGATGAAACATATTTTAAAGTTAGTGTTGATAGGATTAAAAATCCATTTGATATTGATTATTCAGTAAGTGCGGCAACAAACTTATCTGTAAGAGAAATTACTGTTTCTCCTTATAGAAATTTATACAACACTTATTTAGACTATTGTATTAGTATTAATGATAACATTTATAATGTTCTATCGTTTATTCCTTCAGATACATTGAATTCAGGATACCTTCAATTCTATGTGTCGGGTTCGCCTTTTGGAACGGCATCAACAATTAACGATGATTTTCAAATACGTCCTAATGATTATATTGTTGACAAAGTATTCCAAGAAAGTTTTGATGAGGTTGAAAAATTCTTAGTTAATAGATTGGTTAGACCTGAATACACAGCGGTATTCCAAGTACCACAACAAAATGAGTATGGTCAAATTTATACTGATTACGAACAAGTAACATGGCCAAAAGACGGACCATGGAACTTAGATATTCAATCATTTTTATTTGATGCATATCTTGAACAAATCCAAGCAATTGCAATCAATTTAGATTCGTTCAAAACAAATTTAATATCAAGATTTTTAATTTCAGATTCTTTAAAAGAATTTGATACTTTAGGAAGAAAAGTTGAAAAGATTTTCCAAATTTATGGTAGAAGTTTTGACCAAATAAAACAATTCATTGATGGGTTGGCATACATGAACTCAGTTAATTACAACCCGAGTAATGATATTCCATCTGAATTGTTGGTTAATTTGGCAAGAACATTAGGTTGGTCATCAAATTTTTCACCAATCACAAACGAAGACTTTTTATCGTCAGTATTCGGAAATACTTCAACACCAACTTACCCAGGTTACGCAAGAGCGTTAACACCAACTGAGTTAAATTATGCTTACTATAGAAATTTAATATTAAACGCTTCATATCTTTTCAAATCAAAAGGTACTAGAAGGTCTATAGAATTTTTATTAAGATTAATTGGTGCACCTGATTCATTAATTGAATATAATGAACACATTTATTTAGCCGACCAAAAAATTAACTTAGAACAATTTTACACTCAGTGGGCTAAAATATCTGGTGGTACCTATGTTGAAGACACACCAAGTTATTTACTTGGAGATACCTTTAAAGTAAAAGGACAATTGTTCAGTGCATTTACATCAACTTCAACATACACAGATACAAGTATAAAATTGGTTGATTATCCAATTGATGCTGAAGGATATCCAAAGGCACCTTTAAATACTGAAACATACTTCTTCCAAATAGGTTCAGGTTGGTACGAATCAACACCACAACACAGAAGCCCTGACCAAGTACAAATTACGGGTAATGTTTATACAGGACAAAACTTTACCATACAAACACAATTGTCCCCGTTCACTTATGGTCAAACATACTTGAATAGATTTAGACAGTTTCCATACATGACTGAAGGATTTAAACTTCAAAAAGTTGTGGACAATAATAAATCTTGGTTAGCTGACGATGACAAAATAAGGGTTTCAACTCAAGGTGATTATAATGCGTATTATTTTGTTGACAATGAGAAGTTAGTGTTAAACGTTAAAAACGTTGACATATTTTTAAACCCAGCTCAAGGTCTTGTTTATGATGTTTGGGATGAATCAAGAAGATATGATTACCCAATTCCTGAATCAGGTTTAACCGTAGGGTATCCTGTTCCTGGTGGGGTTGATTGGACTTATGTAGACCCAAAACCTAAGAAGAAAACATTCTTTGAATTTTCTCAAACTTTTTGGCAGAACATGATTAACACCAGAAATAGACAATACATTAGTGATGGTAAAACTGGTGGATACCCAACACTACAATCTATATTTTGGAAATATATTGAATCAGAACAAACGGTTGGTATTCCAAATAACAATTACACATATCAAAAATTAATTGATTATGTTAATGGTATTGGTCCTTATTGGACTAAGTTGGTTGAACAGATGGTTCCAGCAACTACCATTTGGAATGGTGGGGTTAGATTAGAGAACTCAATCTTCAACAAACAAAAATTTGTATACAGAAGACAAAGAGGATGTCAATTTATACCAGTTCCCGTTGACCCTTGTTATATTATATCAAACATATTTGATTACACATGTTCAACAGAATATGTTGATTTTTACATTTACCCATGGTTAAATGGTGATGTTGATGTTTCAAACTTTAGTAGTATACTTGTTAATAGAATTAACAATATGTTGGCACAAAGTGGGGTAACCTTAAGTCAATGTAATCAAAATTCAGTTTTAACTGAGTGGTATGTTGATTTAAGAGTTGGAGAAGAAGTGTTAATTAAAGAACCGTTCTATATTGGATATGGAATGACTGATGTTCCTTTGGATTTACAATGGAGAACTGCGTTAATTACTTATTTACCTGAGATATATGATTATGGATATACATATTTCTTAAATGGTAATAAACTTACAATTACAAACTTAACTTGTTTACCTAAAAATATGAATGAAACTGTTTCTTTAAATGTTGGAATAAATATTGCTATAAACTGTGGAGTATAATGTCAGCATTTAATTATAATATATCGGTTACTGGAGATTGTACTAATTCAAATATTGGTTCAATTTCGATTTCATTTGTTGGAGGTACCGCTCCGTATACGGTTGAGTGGATTGACCCTAACTTAGGTACTGACATTGTAACGTATAACCCTTCAATAAGAACGGGTTTAAGTGCCGACACTTATGGATTGAGGGTTAATGATAGTACGTTACCGACAAACTTAGAATTTTATATTAACATACCTGTTTCATCAGGTGTTTGTTGTAATATTTTAAGTGCCTTAGATACAACATGTAGTTATGATAATGGTTCCGTTACGGGGTCATCAACATCTGACTATTCATCTACAAATTTTTATTTATACCTTACTGATGACACTTATGTTACTTCAGGTATATCAAACACATCAACAATTATTTTCAGTAATTTAACTGCCGGAACTTATTACATGGTTGCCGAAGATTTGGGTGGATGTAGTGGACAAAGTTCATCATTCATTGTACAAGATTCGTTACCATTTACATATGGTTTATATGTTGTCCCAAATACAAGTTGTGGTGGTAGTCCTACAGGTAAAATTACGGTAACAGGACAGACAGGTTTGTCACCTTACACTTACATGTGGAGTAATGGGTTTACCGCGAGTACAGTAACAGGTTTAACTTCAGGAAACTATTCCGTTACTGTTACAGATAGTTTGGGATGTGTTAACACACAATCAGCCACAATTACAGACGTACCTCCTGTTGGGTTAGGACAATTTACGGTGACACCACCAAGTTGTTTTGCCTCGGATGGTATAATTACAATACAAATTACTGGAGGTACCGCTCCGTATTATTATTCAGCATCAACAGGTGCGGTTCAAATACAATATGGAACATCTTGGAGTGTTTATGATTTATCTCCAGGTAATTATAATTTTTTAGTTACCGATGCTGGTTTTTGTACGTTTACAAGTGGGGTAACTTTATCGACACCAAACGGTATTTCCTCTGTTAATATTTCATCACAAGGTACAACTTGTTCAAGTAGTCAAGGTTCAATAACTGTTTCAGTTTTTGGTGGAACATCACCTTACACTTACACTTTAATTTACCCTAATGGTAATACAACAAATGTGGTTAATTCTCAAACCACACAAGTTTTTAACGATTTAACAACAGGAACATATAGTGTTGCGGTGTTAGATGCTGCGGGATGTTCTTATATGGATGAAATAACTTTATTTGCCACAAATTCATTTACAATATCAAATGAAGTTACAGGTACAACTTGTAATCAAAAAAATGGAACAATTTTGGTTACCAAAACTGAAGGTGGGGCATTACCATTTAATTATTCGTTAGATAATACAACTAACATTTTAAATTCAAATTTAAGTGCGGTAACATTTAGTAATGTTGCCGAAGGACAACACACAATTACGGTCTCCGACGCCACAGGATGTACTCAAACAATGGAAGTTTATGTTCCTGAGAGTGACCCATTAGAATATTCATTAAATAAAACCTCTTGTGGAAATGGTTCTAATGGAACATTGACTGCGTTTATTTCATCGGGTGTTCCACCTTTTGTTTTTAATTGGTCAGCAAACGTTCCAAACAATCCACAACAAATTCAAGTTACAGGATTAACAGCTGGAACTTATAGTTTAACCGTGGTTGACTCAACAGGTTGTTCTTTAAAAAGAACAACAGACATAACTTGTGATGCATCGTATGTTTCGTATCAAACTTATGTAATGGGTGCGGAAACGTTTAATATTCAATCACAAACTAAATATGGTTTGTTACAAATGTTAAATGAAGGATTCAACGATTTAACTGTAGATAATACAAGTTGTAGTTTAGTTTCTGCAACATTCGGTGTTAAAATTTCGGTTAATCCTTTGGCAATAATTGTTAGTGAAAATTTCTTCACATCTACGTCTTTAGTAATGGCACCAAGTGATAACCTTTACTACGATACTGTTACACAATTATTACAAACTATACCTGGTATTGGTACCATAACAATTGATTCTTTGAATAATCAAATAACAATTCAAACAAATCCAAATGATAATTCATTAGTTGGTCAAGAAATTGTTGTTGAATTAACAATTGATTATGATATAATGTGTTTGACATGATACAAATAAGAATAACTGAAATATCGGGAGGTACGTTACCAATTAATGTTTTTTTGGCGGACGTTTACGGTAATAATAAAACATTATTGGGTGTTATAAATTCTACTGTACCACCGACACAAACATACAATTCAACAATACCTTCAATATTTGAAACAGCACCTGAAGTAATGTTATTACTTACGGATGCTAATGGTTGTGAGGTCTTTAAAATCTTAGATTGTACATATGGATGTGCATTTGAAATCACAATTGAACTAGCGTCTTGTGTAGTCAATATCACCGTTACTGAATTTCCTTAATCAATAAGTCTGTTTATTTTAATTTATTTAAAATAAAACTAATCATTTAAGGTATTTATTTAATAAAATATCACGGATGAGTACATACACTATTCTTGTTACCAACAATGCTCCTGGTTGTAATAACGAAATCGAGCAGCAATTGTCGGTAGCGGGTTGTTCAACATATATTGTCAGATTAACACCAAATTCTAATGCGTTAGGTCCTTTTAATGTATATGTTGATTCTACATTATACTATTCCGATGTTTCAAGAAATGATTTGTTGGATGGTGTTATAGTGACCCTTGAATGTGCTACACCAACCCAAACACCGTCTCCAACACCAACACCTTTAAATATTACTCCAACTCAGACGAAAACACCAACACCTACACCATCAATAACTCCAACAAATAGTCTAACACCAACTAATACAACTACACCAACTCAAACACAAACTCCTACTCTTACGCCAACGCCTTCGGTAACAATAGGTTTAACACCTAGTGCGACCCAATCTCAAACTCCTACAACTACTGCAACTCCAACATACACACCAACTAACACTACAACTGCAACACAAACTCCTACAACTACCACAACCGCAACACAAACACCTACAACCACCGAAACTCCTACAAATACTCCAACACAAACTTTAACTCAAACTTCGACCCCAACACAAACACCTGCTGGTGTTGTAATTAATGTTGGTGCGTTCTACTCGCCTGGTTCAATTTATGCTGGTTATGGTGCAACTGCATCTACGATATCTAACGTTGCGGTAAACGTTATATTTAACGACCAAATAGAAACAACAACAGGTAGTCCAATTTCTAATTTGGTAAATATTTTAATTCCGTTTGGTGAAACAACAGGGTTTACACAAACTGTATTGAACGATGTTTATGCTGATGCAAGTCAAATATCCAACTTCAGTGGTTTAACGATTAGTGCACCTGGTTCAATTTATACTTACGCGTTTACAACAGGTTACACTTATAATGCAACACCAACACCGACACCTGCACCTACAACTACACCAACACCAACTACTACTGTAACCCAAACTGTAACACCAAGTCAAACAGCAACAAATACTGAAACTCCAACTCAAACTCCAACACAGACTCCAACAGTAACAACAACTCAAACTCCAACTAACACCGCGAGCGATACTCCAACGCAAACTCCTACCGTAACATCAACTCAAACCCCAACTAACACTGCAAGTGATACTCCAACTCAGACTCCAACACCGACAATAACCCCAACTAATACTGCGAGTCAAACTGTAACGCCAACAAATACTTTAACTCCAACTAATACTGCAAGTGAAACTTCTACACCAACCGTAACGCCAACAAATACGGCAACACCAACTAATACCGCAAGTGAAACTCCAACACAAACGCCAACAACAACCACAACTGATACGCCAACACAAACACCAACGGTAACTTCAACGCAAACTCCTACAAATACAACAACCGATACACCAACTCAAACTCCAACAGAAACTCAAACACAGACTCCAACAAACACTGAAACACCAACACAAACACCAACGCCAACTATTACAAATACTCCAACACAGACAAATACACCAACGTTAACTCAAACACCAACTCCAACAAATCAAGCATTCTTTGCTTACTTGTTTATTGATACAAGTGCGACACAGGCTAGAGCTAATTTAAGAAGTTGGATGATTTCTAAAGGTAGTTCTTTCTTAGGGTTTACACAGGTTGGTGCTCCATCATCAAGTCAATCAACATTTGATGCTCAAATGAATGCATATTTGAGTTATACTGGTTGGACAGGAAATCTTGCGGCGGGACAAGAACCAGCAATTATTCAATCACCAATTTGTTTAGGTGGATGTTCGGGTAATGATGTTTATGGTAACCCTATCAATCAAAATGTATTCCAAACAGTTCAAATACCTGTAGGTGCGTTTACGGCAACGTCAACTAACTGGGTTACAGTATTTGTTCCAACAGGTGCAACACCAGGGCAAAAATACTCCACAGTTAAAAATGGTACAAGCGCTGGAGCTATGGCTTCAAGAAACATGAATACAACATATAATAGTTTAATAATAAATTATTCGGGAAATACTAATATACCTGCGGGAGTTTACAGAATGTATTCAACTTATGCGGCTACTGATTTCTCTTTAGGTACATCTTCTTTACCAAATTATTTCCAAGGAGGAACACTCGTAAGTGCATAAATAAGATATTTAATAATAAAGACAAAAAATGAGTTTTCAATATAAAAATCCAACTTCAAGTACTATAATAAATGGACCTGTGTCTGTTGACAGAACATCAGATACTGGTGTTATTTTTAGTGTAAATAGCATTGGTGGTTACATGGAAGTGTGGAACCTTGCTGATTTGGATTGGGTCATTCCATCCGACGTTTATGATAATGGAGGACCTGTTAATTTTTCAGGTAACGTAATTCCAATTAGTTTTATTTGTGGTGGTTATGTACCGTACAGCCCACCCGTTATTAACCAAGTTAATCTTAATAACGATGGAATTTCTTCGGGTAGAAGGAGATTGGGAATGTTGGTTTTTGTTCAAGAAAATTTAACAACCTATCAGTTTACAATTCCTAATTATTCGAGTTTATGGAATGTTGCTGAAGCCGATGGTGATATTACCGATGTAGGAGGAACAGGATATCAATTGGTGAATGTTCATGCTGGTGGACAAGCTCTTATGGACGCTTGGACAGGGTCAACAATTGAAGGTATTAGTGGTGTTACAAAAAATGATGCGAGATGGAGAATTGCAGATTTAAACGATACTGTCATTACAGGTGGTACATATTATTCTGCAACAACTTCATTACAATTATATGATAATGATGGTGGAACGGTTACAATCACAGGATTTACTGGTACTGTAACAGGTGGAACATATAATAGTGGGACAGGTACGCTTACATTAAATAATAGCGATGGTTCTGCGGTTAATATTACAGGATTTACAACTGGTGGAGGTGGAAGTCCTTTAACAGTTTATGATGCCACATCAGGTGTAACGGCAACAAACGTTACAGGTATGACATTCTCAGGTGCTTCTGTTATTGATAACGGAGGTGGAAATGTAGTAATTAGTTTTACTGGTGGAACAGGTACTTCGGGTTCAAGCGGAACAAGTGGGACATCAGGAACCGATGGTTCTTCAGGTACTAGTGGAACGGATGGTTCTTCGGGAACTAGTGGAACGGATGGTTCTTCGGGAACAAGTGGAACGGATGGTTCTTCGGGAACTAGTGGAACTTCAGGTGTTAGTGGTATAGACGGTTCATCGGGAACTTCAGGTTCAAGTGGAACTTCTGGTTCTGATGGTAGTTCAGGAACTAGCGGAACAGACGGTTCAAGTGGTACTTCAGGAACCGATGGTTCTTCAGGAACAAGTGGTACGGATGGTTCTTCAGGAACAAGTGGTACGGATGGTTCTTCAGGAACTAGCGGAACTGACGGTAGTTCTGGTACAAGTGGAACTGACGGGACATCAGGCACTGATGGTTCTTCGGGAACAAGTGGAACAGATGGTAGCTCTGGAACAAGTGGAACAGATGGTAGCTCTGGTACAAGTGGAACTGATGGTTCTTCGGGAACAAGTGGAACTGATGGTAGTTCTGGTACAAGTGGAACTGATGGTTCTTCGGGAACAAGTGGTACGGATGGTTCATCAGGAACTAGTGGAACTTCAGGTGTTAGTGGTATAGACGGTAGTTCAGGAACTAGCGGTACAGACGGTAGTTCAGGAACTAGCGGTACAGACGGTAGTAGCGGAACTTCAGGAACTAGCGGTACAGACGGTAGTAGCGGAACTTCAGGAACGGATGGTTCATCAGGAACTAGTGGGACAGATGGTTCTAGCGGAACTTCAGGTACTGACGGTAGTTCTGGTACTAGCGGAACAGATGGTAGTTCTGGGACTAGTGGTACTGACGGTTCATCAGGAACTAGCGGAACAGATGGTAGTTCTGGGACTAGTGGTACTGACGGTTCATCAGGAACTAGCGGTACGGATGGTTCATCAGGAACTAGCGGTACGGATGGTTCAAGCGGAACTAGTGGTACGGATGGTACTTCGGGTACTGATGGTTCGTCAGGAACTTCAGGTACAGACGGTAGTAGTGGAACAAGTGGAACAGACGGTTCAAGTGGAACTTCAGGTACTGATGGTAGCAGTGGAACTTCGGGTACAGATGGTTCAAGCGGTACTTCAGGTACTAACGGTTCAAGCGGTACTTCAGGTACTAACGGTTCAAGCGGTACTTCAGGTGTTGACGGGGCATCTGGAACAAGTGGTACTTCTGGAACAAGTGGTACGGATGGTACTTCAGGTACAGACGGTAGTAGTGGAACTTCGGGTACAGATGGTTCAAGTGGAACTTCGGGTACAGATGGTTCAAGTGGAACTAGCGGAACAGATGGTTCAAGTGGAACTAGCGGAACAGATGGTTCAAGTGGAACTAGCGGAACAGATGGTTCAAGTGGAACTAGCGGAACAGATGG